AGACGCTCGCGAATTTGGAGAAGAAATCCTTCAAGAAAGGATAGTGGAGAAAGATCTTCAGTATGCGCCTAGCCAAGTAGAGTTGAGGTCTTTAATGTTTCCCCCAGTTCAATACTATAACGAGATATTCGAAAGCTACCAGAGCCTATGCTCAAAGCTTGGATTAAAGAATAAACATTTTAATCTGGGGGAACTAATCTCAGGGGAAGAATGGGGAGACGCCAAATATAAAATATACATAGACACAAGAGAGCAGAAATCTTTAAGGTTTAATCGACCCATAGAAGTCAAAAAGCTAAACTTCGGAGACTATTCTTTTAGCGACAGAGGGGCTTCAGGCAATTGCTACGTAGAAAGGAAATCTTTAACAGATTTCATAGGCACTATGAGCGGTGGGTTAGGAAGGTTTAAAAAAGAAGTCGAAAGAGCGAAGGAGGCTGAAGCATACCTAGTGATTCTAGTAGAGTCTAAATTTAATGATGCTCTGCACTTTAATGAGATAAGGCGTAAAGGAACGAACCATAAACTCTACAGTAAAATAAGAATTAATCCTGAGTTTGTGTTTCACAACGTAAGATCTTTAATACAGGCAAACGACCATATACAGTTTTTGTTTGTAGAGGGAAGAAAGGAAGCATCTAGGATAGTCGAGAAAATTTTGACTTCGGGAGGAGGAGCTAAGACTATAGACCTCCAACTATATTACGATTTAGGATCTTTATAATGTGGTACGCCCCAGAAAAATATCAACAAAATTTACCCGATTTAAATAAGGAGCTTTTAAATCTTAAAGGTGAACTAACCGACAAGCAAGCTAAGATTAGCTTGGCTAAATTCCTAAGAGGCAACATAGGGATTACCACCGAGCTTGTATCAGGGATAAAACTAGCCCCATTCCAAGAAATCACATTGAAAGGAATGATGAATAGGAATTTCTCTATGTGTGTTTGGGGTCGTGGTTGCGGTAAGACTTTTATTGCTTCGATATTTTGTTTTCTTCAGTGCATATTTAATCCGGGAACTAAAATATTGATAGCTGGCCCTACGTTTCGTACTGCTCGTTTTATTTTTAATAACTTAGAGAAGCTTGTGGAGAGTAAAGGCGCTGAATTATTAGCCCAAGCTTTTGGGGCTAAATCAAAGCGTAACGATCAATTTGAATGGCAGATAAACGAGGGCTCTATAACAGCCATTCCGCTTAACGGCGAAAAGATCCGTGGTTTTCGTGCAAATATATTAGTGTTAGATGAGTACCTTTTGATCCCTGAAGATATAATCAACAATGTGCTAATGCCCTTTTTGGTTGCTCCTCAAAACATGAAAGAGAGGCTAGAGGTGAAGGAAATCGAGGAGAAACTTATTGCAGAGGGGAAGATGACGGAAGAGGATAGGATGGAGTTTGAGAATACATCCAAGATGGTAGCTCTATCGTCTGCTAGTTATACTTTTGAGAATCTATATAAGACCTATCAAGAATGGACAGATAAAATCGTATCTAAAGACAAAACAGACGCTCGATATTTTATATCTCAATTAGGTTACGAGGCGCTTCCGGAAGAGATGATAGATCACACTATCATTGAAGAAGCTCAAAATGGTGGGGCTTCCCATTCTTCGTTCTTAAGGGAATATTGCGCTCAGTTTACTGACGGTTCTGATTCTTATTTTAGCGCGAAAAAAATGCATTTGTGTACCGTACCCGATGGTGAAAGCCCAACTACAAAAATAATAGGAGATAAAGACAAGAAATACATTTTAGGAATTGACCCTTCATTTTCCAATAGTCCTAGTTCTGATTATTTTGCAATGTCTATGTTGGAGCTAGACGATGAAGCCAAGTCTGGAACCTTAGTGCATAGCTATGCTGTCGCTGGCGGCAACTTAAAAGACCACATAAAATACCTGCATTACATAATGAGGAATTTTAATATAGAAGTAATATGTATTGATAACGCTGGGTATCAATTTATAGATGGATCGAATGAATCAGAGCACTTTAAGAGAGATAATATAAAAATTAACTTCATCGATTTCGATAGTAATAAAGATGGTGGCGATTATCAAAAAGAAATCAAAAAGCTTAAAAGAGCCCACAACAAGGATGCTGGCTATATTTGCTTCAAACAAATATTCACAAGTGAATGGCTTAGAAAAGCCAATGAGTTTCTACAAAGCAATATAGACCATAAAAGGATATGGTTTGGGTCTAAGACCGTAGCTAATGTAAACGCTTTCAATCGGTATTCTAGTTCAAAAATAGATTTAAGGTTTGTTAACGAAAACAATATGCTAGACTTCATAGAGACCCAAGACTCTCTTATACATCAAACCAAAAAGCAATGCGCCCTAGTTGAAGTAAAATCTACAGCAAAAGGGACTCAAACTTTTGACTTGCCTCAACATTTGAAAAGAAGTACATCTTCTCTTCGAGCGAGAAAGGATAATTACACGACTCTAATGTTGGCAAATTGGGCTACAAAATGTTATTATGACTCGCAAAATTTAAAAGAGGAAGTGATTCCAACAACTTTTACCCCGATTGTTATAAAATAAGGTGTAATTCTAATAGAAATCATGGCAAGACCACGCAAAAAACCTGAAAATTCCCCAACGGAGCCGCTAATGGCAGGAATGGAGGAATCTTTTGCTTATTCTAGAGCAGAGAAGACCACCAGAACCCGCAGAAATGCCGCCTCCTATCTAGAAAGAACCGATAGGTTCAGGAATATTAAAGAAGGACTCACCCCCTTTAAGTACAGTCAAAGTGGAGATTATGGAGGCACTAGGAATATAAATGTTAGGGACGTAGTTATTCTTTGCCAAAAGGCTTATTACAATTTTGCGGTATTTAGAAACGTAATTGATCTCATGACCGAATTCTCCATCTCTGATATTTATTTATCTGGAGGTACAAAAAAGTCTAGAGACTTCTTTTCTGCTCTTTTCGAGAAATTCGATATTTGGGATCTACAGGAAAAATTTTTCCGCGAATATTTCAGATCGGGAAACGTGTTCATTCATAGGTTTGATAATAGAATTAGAAAAGCAGACGTAGTTAAGATCGCTAGATCCTTTGGCCTCAATAAGGGATTCTCAAGCTCTTTAGCTGAAGATGGGAGTATAGTTTTGCCTTCTAGATATGTAATTCTAAATCCAGCTGATATACAAGCGGGGGGAAATATATCCTTCGCCAAAACGAAGTTTTACAAAAATCTTTCTGATTACGAATTGGAAAGATTGAGGAACCCTAAAACAGCAGAAGACGAAGAAGTATTAAACGCTTTACCTCCGGAAAAGCAAAAAGAAGTAAAAGATAAAAGAAATAACAGCGTTCAGATAGAGCTCAATCCAGAAAAAACATCTGCTGTCTTCTACAAGAAGCAAGACTACGAGCCCTTGGCGGTTCCTATGGGTTTCCCTGTTTTGGAATCCATAAACGCTAAAGCAGAAATGAGAAAAATGGACCTTGCTATTACAAGGACTACTCATCAGGCGATTCTATTGGTTACTATGGGCGCTGAACCAGAGAAGGGTGGGGTAAACCAAAAGAACTTAGAGGCGATGCAGAAACTTTTCGCAAATGAGTCTGTAGGTAGAGTATTGATTTCAGACTATACCACTGATGCTAAATTTGTTATCCCTGACATTGCAGACCTTCTTCATCCCAGAAAGTACGAAGTAATTGATAGGGATATTAACGAAGGGCTAAATAATGTACTAGTGGGCGGCGAAAAATTCGCTAACCAACAAACGAAAGTAGAAGTCTTCATGGCTAGACTTAAACAAGCTCGCGAAGCATTTGTTAATAAGTTCCTCAAGACAGAGGTAAAAAGAATTTCTAAAACTTTAGGGTTTAAGTCTTACCCTACGCCTGTTTTCGAAGATATCCCCCTGAAGAACAACTTCAATACCCAAAGGATTTATAGCAGGTTAATGGAGCTTGGAATTCTGACTCCAGAGGAGGGCTTTGATGCCATACAGAACAATAAGCTACCAGACAGAGAGTCTTCTCTAGAGTCCCAGAAGAGATTCAAGGACCTAAAAACTCAAGGGCTTTACGAACCTTTAATCGGTGGAAAAAATTCCGCCCCGAATAAAGAAGATAAAGGTGAAGATAAAAATGGAAGACCACCCGAAATTAGCACCCCACAACCAGACAGGCAACCGGGAAAAATCGGAGAAAAGCAGTCAAGAGCTAATTACAGCTTAAGGTTGGTTAAAGAAAATCTAACTCTCGCCACGAAGCTCGAAGAGAAGGTCAAAGACCAACTCAAGAAAATGCACAAGCTAGACGCGCTAGACGAAAAACAAGGCCAAGTAGCCAGTGAAATAGCAGAGTTGATAATGTCGAATGAGTCTTCAGATCAATGGATTAAGGTAGGCGTGATTAGAAAGTATCTAAAATCACCGATAGATACTAATGCGAAAGCGGTAGATAAAATTCATGATATCGCGTGTGAGCATCAAATCAGTTCTTACCTTGCAAGTATACTTTATGCTAGTGAGGTAAAAAGAGATGCCTGAGTTCACTATAAAATCCAATGAGCAAGGGTTATTTGCTGGTCCAGCACCATCAAGCGGATACCACTTTATAAACGCTCAAGGTTTTCTTACGGGGGACTCTTCTCAAGCGAGCGCTTTAAAACAGATTAATGGGCTTACAAGTTTTTCATATTCTATACAGTCTAACAGAGTAGATGTATCAGAGTTAGGAAGAAGAGAGTTAGTAGATAGCATACAAATTCACCCCCCTACCGTAGAAATAAATTTTGATTACAATGTTTATGATTTGAGGAATGAAGTTAGACTTGGGCTTAACCCGAATTTTCCCACGGGTGGAAATCAGTTGTCTTACTTCGATAATAATTTAGAAGTGTTTTTCTTTGAGGGTCTAACTTCTGAAAGCACTTCCTCGGTATATTCCCAATCTAATTGGCCTTACAAAGATAGAGATAAAAGAAATTTGTTTTTTATTAATGGTAAGAAGGGGGAAGATTTAATTAATATGGATGAGTCTAAATTGGGAGACGTATCTGTATTAGCTTTTGGCGATTGTTATTTAAGTTCATACAGCACTAATTTAACCGTAGGTAGTCTAGTCACTTCTAGTATTTCCTATCTCAGCGATAACGTAAGTTTCCACACAAGTGGATCTGGTGTGTCTCCAGCTATAGAGCCTACTGGCTATACTAGGGTTAACGATAACATCTTCAAGATCCCCAAGACGCTAGATGAGACCTCAAACAAGAGCAAAATAGGATACGCTGTACATAATATGAATCCCAGCACTCCGTTGATGTGTTCCGATTTATTAGTATCTATCAAAGCTACGGGATATGGCAATGACCCATCGGATATAAGAGATATTGGTTATGATTTTGGTACTTTTAACCTTCAAGAAGTAACGTTCCAAACCGACTTTGAAAGAAGGGAATTCATTGGAATGGGATACAAAATTCCAATCGATAGACCAATAAAATACCCGATGATTGTTCAGGCTACCATATCTGCTTTAGTGGCCGATTCCACGACGGGTGAAATGAGAAATTTATTTAATAATGACTATAAATACGACATAAATATAAAATCTAGAAATAGGCAAGTAGCATGTTCTGGAGAAGCTGACCCACTTGTAGTTTTACAATATGACTTAATTAATTGTAAGATAGATAGTATAGATTTTGCCAACCAAGTTAATCAAAGGGCTACGTTAGGTATGACTTTCTCAACCGATGTCGCAGATGATGTTTCGGGGAAAGGCCTATTCGTCAGTGGAAAAATAATTGAATCAGGGACTGTGTTCTCTGGTTTTAACTTTTAAATGTGTAACCTAAATAAAGAATTATGAGTGAAGAAAATCAAGACAAGCCAGTGGGCCAAAGCGTTAACGAGTATATGAATCCCGATGATTCATTTGATATTTCTATACCCGATATTCCTATGCCAGAACCAGAGGAAGATCGGTTAGCAGATAAAGAAGTGAAGGACGAAGTAGAAACTGCTTTTAAGTTCGCCTTTATTGGTGCTGGCCAAGGAGGCTCAAGAATAGCCGAAACTTTTTATGAATTTGGTTATAGAAAAGTAGCAGTTCTAAATACCGCGCAGCAAGATCTGAATACCATTAAAAAAGTCTCTCACAAATTGTGTATTGGAGATGGAGGGGCGGGTAAAGATCCAGATTTCGCGAAAAAAGTTTTCGCTGGCAAAAAAGAAGACGTTGTAGATTTCATGAGGTATTCCTTTGGGGAAACTCTTGATAGGATATTTGTATGCGCTGGCGCTGGCGGTGGAACCGGATCAGGCACTGTCGCTGGCTTGGTTGATGCGGCCAAGGAGCTTCAAGAAACGATTAAAGCCCCTACTAATAAGGTTGGGGTAATTCTAGCCCTGCCGAAAGCCTCAGAGGGAAAGAAAGTAAACGCTAATGCTCACAGATCCCTAAATGAAGTTTATGATTTGGTCGAAGAAGGGAAAGTATCTCCTTTGGTAGTTATCGATAATGAAAGAATCAGTAAGGTTTACCCTAATCTTGTCGTGTCTAATTTTTGGCAAACCGCTAACGCAAGCATGGCGGGATTGTTCCACCTATTTAATCTTACCGCAGCAAGGGATAGTTCGTTTACGTCTTTTGACGCTAATGACTACAAAACTATTTTAGATTCTGGTTTGATGGTGTTCGGTGCATCCCCAGTTAAAGAGTGGAAAGATCCAGTAAGTATTTCTAGAGCCTTGAGGGATAATCTCAAGAGTGGTCTTTTGTCCGGGGGTGTAGATTTATCTTCTGGAAGTCATGCTGGCGCTGTAGTCGTGGGTGGGAAAGAGCAATTAGACAATATTCCTCAGTCTGCCTTAGATCAAGCGTTTGACCAGCTTTGCAGATTGTTGCGCCCCGGAAACGTGGTTCATAGAGGTATATACGTCGGAGATAAGCCGAATTTAATTGTTTATACCTCAATAGGTGGTATCGCTAGACCCGACGAAAAACTTAAAGAATTGGCCAAATTGGGGGACATATCAGAGGACATATCAGATAAGTAGACAACTTTTCTGCCCCTGCTAAAAGCCGCACGGTTTTCACCACTGTGCGGTTTTTTTAGTGTAATTTCATATGGAATGTTATCGATGGAATTAATAACGATGATCGGTGGGAGTATCGTAGGTTTTATTTTCCGCTATATGGCTGAAAGAGCTAAAGAGCGTCATGAAATGTTTAAGAACGCATTAGCCCTTAAGAAAGCTCAAGACGATAGCGCCGATAAAGCGGCTGAAAGAGTGCCTATAGATGTAGGGAAATGGGTGCGGCGTTTAATTGTTTGTTCTATCTTATTTGGGGTCATCGCTGCTCCCTTTATTTTATCTTTATTGGGGTATTCGACAATCGTCGAAATAGAGACAGAGAACCCAACTTGGCTTTTCGGTTTATTTGGAGGGGGAAAAGAAATCAATTTTGTTGAGCTTGATGGTTATCTAATGGTCCCCGAAGTAAGACAAACATTAAGCGCTATAGTTGGTTTTTATTTTGGTAATGCAGCTGCGAAAGGGTCTACTTGATGGAGAAAAGAGATATCAAGAAAAGCACAAATGATTTTGCGGTCAAGTATTGCTTGGGGCTTTTATTGTTTATGTCTATTTTTGTAAATATTTTGACTTATCAGTCTAATGAATTACTCAAGAAGCAAAATAAGGGACTGATGATTGAGAATATGATCCTAACACACGAAGGGAACAAGCTCTATAATTCTTTTCAAAAGTTGATAAATCTTTTTAAACAAATGGACGAGGAACTTAAAGAAAATGAAAGGAGTAGACTTGAAGCATAGTATTTTATCTATTTGTGTTTTAGTGTTTTTTGCCATTGGCTGCAAAACTGGAGGAGTACGCATAGGAAAAGATTCCGCTGGGAAAATCATTAAACCTAAGACTATAAAAGAAATAAACGAAGGAAGCTCATCTATCCCAAAGGGCAATCCAGCGCCAGACAAGCCAATAGTAGAATCGGTAGAAAATATTCCAGATGGTAACGTAATACCGAAAAAGGAGAAGGCAGCTTCATGGGATCAAGCTACGTCTTTACCCAATCTCAAGGCGGAAATTTTACCTGCAAAGAGTAGGCCCGTTATTCCGGACTTACCCGCTGCCGAACCTAGAACAGATAATTTCGACCTAGCATTAAAAAAAGCTAATTTAGAATTATCGAAATTTAATTTCGATGATCCCCTGCTTCCTGATTTGCCTTTAGGCGATGAAAAAGATAATATACCCTTATTCGAAATAGTCCCAGCGCCGGATTTAGAAGAAGACCCAAAAGAGAAATCCGAAAAGGACAAGGCAGAGAAAAGGAAACTAGAAGCTAAAAGACTATCAGAAATAGAAAAGGAGAATATGAAAATTAATTTTGGAGAACTTATATTATTTTATTTTTTAGCGTTAATGATCCTTATCATCGCATATATTACTTACGACTTCATTAGAGAAATGAAAAAGCAAGCCAAGGAAAAAAATCCATTCGCGAAAAAGCCAGTTAAGAAAATAGCCATAAAGAAGAAAGCCCCAAAGAAGGCAGCGAAGAAGGCAGCGAAGAAGGCAGCGAAGAAGGCAGCGAAGAAAGCCCCGAAGAAAGCCCCGAAGAAGGCAGCGAAGAAGGCAGCGAAGAAGGCAGCGAAGAAAGCCCCGAAGAAGGCGGCGAAGAAAGCGGCCCCAAAAAAAGCGGCGAAGAAAAAAGCCCCCGCAAAAAATAAGATCGTCAAGAAGGCGGCCAAGAAAAAACCGGCCCCAAGAAAAAAATAAGTTTCTTAACTCCCCTTTAGTGTAATTAATACTAAGGGGGGCTATTGAAGAAATTATTTATATCTATAATGTTAGTTGCTGTTGGGTGTGGTACTATCAATACCGCTCTTGAAGGTAGAAGGGTAGCTGATTTAATTGCCAACAAACAAGATCCGAGGCATATAACTAGCTGCGGTCCAACAGCCCTTAAAAAAGTTCTTTCTCACTTTGAAATAAAAGAGGAAAGAAAGGTGATCAGCAGGATAATACAAGAGAGGGGTCATAAATTCAGATCCTTCCTTTCCATATTCAATCACAGAGCAAGAGAGATATCTTTTGAGAGTGACATCAAACACGTTTTAAATTTATATGGTTTTAAAACTAGAGAAGTAAGCTCCTTAAATGAATTGAACCCAGAAAGAGATGTCGCAATAGCATTAGTCAGCAAAAGAATGAGTTTGCTGTATCATTGGATAGCCTTCCCTAACTCCTCGGCAATAGAAAAACATTTTGGAGACTGCACAAAAGTGGATACTATTTTGCTAGTAGAAAAAGAAGTTTTTTTACCTTGATTTAGTTTTGAATCATTGTTACTTTAACCGCAAGTTAACCCAAACAGTTGGCTTGTTTATAAACAAATGAAAAATAAAGTAACACTACTAGTAGTTGCAACCGCAGTCCTTTTTGGAGTCGGTTGTGCAAGCACCGTGACAGTCGGACCCAAAGCCAACGATGATGGATACGTTGGGGCTTCTGCAAGCACAAAGGGGGCGAGCGTAACAGTCCCCTTCGTTAAGGCTGAAGTTAAGGCAACGGAAGCCTCCAAAAAGAAGTAGATCTATAAATATCTAATCTGACTTCACCCCTCGCTTGCTGCGGGGGTTTTTTATTTTCAAATTTGATTGTTTTTATTTAAAACTAGTGTAATATACAATTAGATATTATTATGAAAAAAATTCGGGGCAACATAGATTATAAAAACCTTTGGGAGAAGGTGAATAATCAAGTTGATGAAGACCCAGTCGCTCCTGCTAAAGAACAGGAAGCCCCCGAAACGGAGGAAAAACCCGTAGAAGAAGAACCAGAGCCCTCCAAAGATGAGTCAGTTTCTTCTAAGATAACGACTCAATCCGAAGCGATAGATTATTCTAATAAAATCATTGGTCTCTTAGAAGAGAAACAAAAAAAATTCAATAAAGAAAATAATAAAAGAGTTCCTATCGCAAAATTTAAAAAAGTTTTCTGTTCCGCTGCATCTAGTTCATTGGTGGGCAATTACGATATTAATAATTGGTGTATAGCCAATATCAATAGCTTCGTAGATTCTGAGTGTAGCGAAGAATTTAGTAGCCCAAACGAAAAAGACGTAGTTTTTGCAGATTTTGAGTGTAAAGATTATGGGTTAGTATTTGAGTTCGATCTATCGGATTTGTTTCTCCAATATAGACCAGAAGATTATTATTTTTCCCCCGGAATGATTTAGGAACTAAAAATGAAAAAGGATTGTAAGTATCATACAACTTTTAGCTCTATCTTGAAACCTATGGTTTCAGAAGATAAGGATAAGTATTTATCTTTAGCCAGCCAATTAGATATAGAAAAATTTATTCCGGGTATCGACACAGAGAAAGAAATAGACCTTCTCCCAGTGGCCTTTAACGCTTGCGTGGCTAATAGAGCAAATAGAAACGGTGATGTTATTGATACTTCTACGGCCTTAGAGATCTACAGGTCTTTTATCAACAAACCTATTAATGTCGAACATAATAGGCAAAAAGTGTGCGGCGTTATCCTCTCTGCTGGTTTCAGTGAGTTTGGCACGGAGCAAGTATTAGCCGAGGAGAAGCTCGGAGAGGGCAATCACCCATTTAATATTACCCTTGGCGGGGTTATATGGAAGGTGGTAAATGATAAACTAGCCGACGTTATAGAAGAGTCCAATGATCCAACTAGCGACAACTACATGTCTATAAGTGCAAGTTGGGAACTTGGTTTTAGTGAATATAATTTAGTTTTGACTGAAGGTGGGGATAAGAATATAGAATCTTCAGTTATCGTCTCGGATGAAAGCGAAATTGAATCCTTAAAGGCGAATTTAAAGGCTTTTGGTGGTACAGGCGAAACCGAAGATGGCAAGAGCATTTACCGAAAGGTAATTGGTCAAGTTGTCCCACTTGGAATCGGACTTACGGAGACTCCCGCTGCGGATGTCAAAGGGGTCATTGTATCACCGAAACTTCCAGCAACCGACTCAGAAGCGAGTGCTTCAGAAGATAAGGTTTTGGATGAAAAAATAGAAAAAACATCAATTAATATTTCACAATCAGAGGAAATTAATGTAAAGAATAAAAAGAGAGTTATTATGAAAATCGAAAGCTTAAAAGATATCAGCGATGAGAATCTACAACAGCTTTCTGCCTCATCGATCTCTGATTTCATAGAGGATGAGTTGCAGAAGGCATCAGAAGAGTACATCGCGCAAAAACAAGAAGTCGAGAATAACTTGAAAGCCGCACAAGAAGAAATCGAAACTCTAAAGAATAATTCTGATGAGTCGAAGAAGTCTTTTGAAGCTGTTCAGGCTGATCTCGAACGAATCAAGAAGGAAGTTGCGGCAAAAGAAGCTGAAGAGCGTTTTGTTACCCGCATGACTGCCTTTGACGACACCTACGTTCTTACCGATGAAGATCGCGAGATTATTGCTCACGATATCAAGGATATGAACGATGAAGATTTCGAAGCTTACTCTAAGAAAATGAGCGTTCTTCTGAACGCCAAAGATAGAGAAAGCTTAGAGAAGGCCGAAGCAGAAGCTGCTCAAGTAGCTAAAGCTTCGGTAGAACCAGAAGAGAAAGCTTCTGAAGATACAGAGCCCAAACCCGCCGAAAAGGTGGTTGAGGAAGCTCTCGACTCTTCTGAAGCCGAAGCCTCTGACGTTCCCGTCTCTTCCGAGACTGAGGAATCAACTACTTATGACAAATACAAGGACGCTTTTAGCGTAGAAAATTGGATAAAATAAATAATTTAGGAGTAAATTATGGCTATTAACTTAAAACCATTTAGAGTATATGATGAGCATGATGTGGTTAATCTCTACGCGTATAGCGGATCGATTGGCCTCACTGCTGGCGACAAAGTTCCGAAAGGAACTCTTGTAAAGGTTCAGGGCGATGGTTGGAAGAACACCGACGAACCAACAGAGATGTTGGGTAGTCCCGGTGCTTCTTACAACGGCACTGTTTCTCAACGATACGGCTCAACCGCTAAGATTTGCCAGACTAGTTCTGGTAATGTAGCACTTGGAGTTCTTCTCCATGATATTGCCGAAGTCGATGAGAATGGCGAGCTACTGAAGTTCAACCCACGTAAAGCAGCCGAGATGGAAGTCGCTATTAGCGGCCAATCCGCTCCTGTTTTGTCACGGGGAATCCTTCTTTATTCAGGCGATTCCATTGGAACGGTTGTTCCGGGTACTAAGCTTTATGCTGGTGACTCCGGAGAAATCATCACGACCAACAGCGACAGTGCTGGCTATAAAGTCGGTCACGTTCTTGGTGCAAGTGACACTGATGGCTATGCGCTTATCAAGTTGGAACTGTAAAACCTTTTAAAATATAGAAAGAAGGATTACTAATGAAATTAAAGCTTAAAAATACACCAGAACAGGTGGAGTTGATTAAAGCTCTTGGCTCTAGAGACCTTGGCGTCTCTCGTGAAGCAAGCGAGGCCTTCGCTGCTTTTATCGGCCCTGTCGTTCAGAAGGTTGTGCAAGAAGCAGGTACTTCTGCTGCTTTGTACACCGATTCTGAATTTGATCAGGACGATAATCCGAGCTATCCACTCGATCTTTATTACAACACTGACAAAGGTCACGTTAGTGTATGGTCTCAAAACATGGCTGGCGGCTTGCCAAGCTCAGACGCTCACGTTCCCGTGCAAGAATTGAAGGTAATGACCTATCGTTTAGATAGCGCCGTTCATCTTCATAAGAAGTACGCTCGTAAGGCTCGTCTCGACGTAGTAAGCAAAGCTGTTGAGCGCATGGCTCAAGAGGTTCTTATTAAACAGGAAAGAAATGCTTGGGCAGTGGTCATGAAGGCCCTTGCCGAAGCAGCTACCAAAGATGGTCGCTCTTCTGCCGCCAGTACTTCTGGCGCTCTCCGTCATTGCTTGACTTCTGTCAACACTGGCGGTTCTGCCGAGTTTGTTCTTCAAGATCTTAATGATCTGATGACTCGCATGAGAAGAGTTAACGTATCATGGGCTGGCGGTACACCCGCTGACTATAATGCCAAAGGATTAACCGACTTGTTCGTTTCTCCTGAAGTTAAAGGTCAGATTCGTAAGTTCGCTTACAACGCTATTCGTACCGATGGCTCTGCTACTGCTGCTAACGCACAGAACTTGCCAGATGATGCACGTATGTCGATCTTCAATGCCGCTGGCATGGAGAGCATCTACGGTGTAGCTATCCATGAGTTGGTTGAGCTTGGCGAAAGCCAACGCTACAATGCATTGTTCGAAACCTTCTTCGATAGTGTCGGCACTGCCGCTACTAACTTGGATGGTTCTAGCAATAGCATCTCCAACTTTGCTACTGCATCTCATCAGATCCTTGTCGGTATCGACTTGGGCCGCGAGGCGTTTGTTCGCCCCGTTGCTCGTGACGCTGACTCCGGATCGCAGTTTACTGCGGTTCCTGATGATCAATGGTATGCTTCTCGTTCTGATAAGGCTGGATTCTACGGTTCTCTCGAAGAGGGTCGTCTCTGCCTCGATGGACGCGCAGTATGCGGAACTATCCTTGGTTAATAATAATTAACTAAAACAAGCCCAAGGGGATTTTCCCCTTGGGTTTTTTAATTTTATAGGGTATAATTTACAGATTGGTGATGATTATGAACAAAAAGAAACCATCGAAAAAAACTACTAAAGCATCGAAAAAGGCCAAAATGTCCGATTTGGAGCAGTCTCATGGCAAAGAAGAGAACTTCCAGCCTACGACATTAGATCAAATCTGGGGAGATGACGGGCTGGGTAAATACTCTACAACAAACGAAGAAGAGTATAAAAAAGAACTAGATGAGATGAACAAGACCGATCTTGAGTCCCACGCTAATTCTCTTGGCATTTTGCCAGCTGGGGATCGCATTCGCCTTGAGGAGCGTTTAGTCTATGAATTTCAGAGGCATTTTAATAATTATAGAATGCCAGCAGACACTAATTCCACTACTAATGCCGATGTGCCTGACCATGTGAGAAAAATTCTAGAAGAAGGCAAATAAAAATAGTGTATATCTAGGTTTTTCGCCGTGTAATACTTACTAGTATGGCGACCACTTTCAATATAGATATTAATCAAGGTTCCACTCTTGATTTAAGGTTTAAGGTAAAGGACGACGACGGAGATCCTATAAATTTAAGTGGTTTTTCTACTCGCGGAGTCGCGAAATTTAGATACGGTACTGGAAGTGTCCTCTTAAATCTTTATCCTGAAGTAGCTTCTGGCAATGCAGAAGATCCTACTCTTGGAGCTAGTGGTTTTATTGATGTTTATATAAGGCCAAATGTCACTTCTGGTGTACCCATAGTTCAAGGCGTATACGATATTGAGAAATACAGGAATGTCCCCGCTGCTTCTGGCGATTGGGACGTTCAGAAAGTGGCTAGAGGTTATATAAATGTAATCCCTGAAGTCACAACCTCAATGTTGTAATACAATGCCTGAAGTAGATGTCACAATCTCAGGAAATGCCCAATCCAGTTTAGAGATTGGAGGGGCTACTTCCGTAGATGTCACTTCTACTACTACTTCGGCCACTCTTCAGTCTCCTGAAAAAGCCAACATAGATGTAGTTTTTCAGGGGCGCAGAGGAGATCCCGGTCCCACAGGCCCCACAGGACCCAGTGGAGCTACAGGCGTAGGTTCAACTGGGCCTTCTGGAGCTACAGGTGTAACAGGCCCTACGGGACCTAGCGGAGCCACAGGAGTTACAGGACCAACAGGTCCTTCTGGTGCTACAGGTTCTGGAGTAACAGGCCCGACAGGCCCTTCTGGAGCCACAGGGGCCACAGGGGCTACAGGACCTACAGGCTCTGGGGTAACAGGCCCAACAGGGCCTAGTGGGGCCACAGGAGCCACTGGAATAACGGGTCCAACTGGACCTTCCGGGGCTACAGGAG